ACATCAATCTTTGAGTCTGTTCTAGATTTAGAACTTGATAATGCTGGAAATTTAAAGCATTTTCTGTATTTGTAATGGATGTATCTAATGGAAGCATCTGGAAATTCTTCATAGCAACATATGCTTTTGAGAAATTATCATGTCCCCAATCTTCACCCATAGAGTGTTTAGGTAATGCATTCTGATCAAGCATAATTACAGTACCCAATTCATCAATCAATATATCAGCAATCTGATTATTTACAATGTTATATCCAATTTGATAAGGTTTCATCTTATCAACCATAGAAGAACTCTTAGTATTACGGTCACTAAATACAGCACCTTCTACAGGTAACTTACAACCATACAAACTAAAGTCTCCTTTAAACTGAAAAGGAATAGGTTTAATGTTTAGATACAAAGGTTGAAAACCATTAGCATCAATGTTTCCATAAAAACTAGGTCTGTTAGGACCAATCTTAACTCCTCCCCAAACTTGGTTAATCCAAATCCAATCAATGTGTTCACCATAAATTACAGTTTCTTTGCATTTTCTTTTTATTACAGATGTGTCATATAAAGGCTTTTCTGTAATTAAATAATTCTCATCAATAATACTTTCTGTAACCATACCATCAGCATCAACAGATGTCAGATGTCCAACCATTCTCTGAGACTTCCAATATGCTGTAGTAACACGCAAAAGATTCATGTTAGACAAGTCAGATAAATCTTCAGATTCATTTAAAATTTGAAAAAGAATATCATCCCCTGTATTTACAAAAGTATCTCTAGCACTCAAGAATTGACGCATACCTAATGATGGACCTTGTGTATTCCACTCGTGTGATCTAGTAGCATCATAATAACTACCGTCATTCTGAACACCAGGAAGCATGTATCCTGCAGCTTTTGTAGGGTAGATTGACTCAAGAGTCTTTAACTGATCTGCATTCATCATCCATCCATACTTATCTACAATGTCAGCTAATGTCATTAGATCTAATCTACCAACCCAGTTGGATTGAGAGATATATCTTGCTTCAGGAGACTTATGGTAAAATGTCAATGCAGGATTCCACACTTCAATATCAAAGTCATCCTCATTCATTTTAAAATGCCAGAACTCTCTATCAGTAATCAACATGTCACGAAACGCTATGTTTTCTAACTCACGCATCATAAAACGTTCTTCATCTACATTATGTTGGTGGGTTGCCCACTCTTCAATCAAAGATCTGTAATCCTTTTTAAAGAATTGCTCTACTTCAGGTAATGTCTTTAGATTATCAGGAGACATCATCTGTTGTGCTTGTTGTGCTTGCTGTTCATCCTCAAGATTTAAACCCATCTTTTGGATATTTTCCATCATTTTTTGTTCAGCATCAGCAATCAAAATTTCCTCAACCATCATGCGTTTTGCCTCTAGCATCTCATTAAAAGATCTATCATCAACCGCACGATAAGAAATTTTATCATTACGTTTAGCAAACTCACCTAACATTACATTAAGAACATTAGGAATAATAGGAAAAAACTTAAGTTCAAATGCACCAGAATCATCTTTTGTCAGAGTTTCAATAAGATCTGCTGCCTCATTGTCCTCTTCTACTAGATAGTCTGTTCTGTCAATAATACCATTTGCAAGTTTGTAGTTCTTTAGCAATCTGCGGGCATTTCTGCGGATTTGTTTAAGACCTTGCATCTCCAACCAATCCATGTTCCATGCACCCCATGACTCATCCTTCTCATCACTTAGTAAGAATTGAACAGGTTGGGTAATTGTACCCATACGATTGTACTCTGCTCTTGCACCATTCTTTAACTGTAAAGCGTTATAAATTTTTGGCATCTTATCTAAAATTTTTAAAAGGACTTCTAGGTTTTGTTCCCCCTACATTACGAAAGGGACTCTTACTAAATAATTTACTCATTTTATTTTTATTATCCAAATTCTCCTCACGTTCAATACGCTTAGAATATCCTCTGTTTGACTCTTGTACTTTTGCAAATGCAACTAATGAGCAAAATGCCACCAGTCTATCTACGTTTAATCCTTTTCTATATGCTTGCATTTCTTTCAAAAGCATAGGATCAGGTATTCTTTCAACCCCATGAGTTGTTCTTACAATCTCCCCATCTTCCTTAGTTTCATGGTCTAATGCTTCTTCTAAAAACTGTACAGCATATGACACCAAATGACCTCTGAAGATATTACCAACGTTCCTCCAACCATATTCTTGATATACGTTAGTATTACTCATAATCTCCTTTAAGAATAAAATCTGATTTTTAGGCACAAGATATTTTTGCTTTCTTCTAGAAATCATATATTGGATAAACAAACTTATGTTATTTTCCACAATAGTCCATGCATTATACCATTCAATTATTAACTCTAGTCTTTCGTGTGTTTTATTAAGGTCATCAAAACGACCGCACCAACTAGCAACAATTTTATCTCTCTCTATAATCTGTTCTATTGTCCCATCTTTCTTGTGACGTGTTACTTCTTGAGAGGTCTTATATACATAGATAGAACACAATGATTCTGATGTGGTAGTTTTACCTTCTGCAACGGGGTCAATAGATGCATAATACATCCCAAATGTAGGATCTTTTACAGGTCTTTCATATACACAGATTACACCCTCTTTATCTTGGGTTTTTGCTGTAATAGGAAACTCCATAATGGGAATTTTCCTAGATTCCTTTGCTACAATCTTACTATTCTCATCTCTATGAAGATCTAGATACTCAGTAAAATAAGTTTTATCTTCTATCCTGCGTAATTGTTTAGCAACCAAGTGTAATGGAAAAACACTATCTTCTCTAGAAGAAAAAGCTTCTGAGATGTACATAGGTTTCTGAGAAATACGAAGTTGGTACTCATCAGGTCTAAGTGTTTTTTTCCATATTACTCTTTCATCACGAATCATCTGCATTGCTTCTTCAACCTGTGAGTTACCCCACTGATCTATACAAGGAATCATACTCCACTGTTCTGGAATAAACAAACCACACATTCCTGTCTGATTATTCTCATCCATAAGGTTTGTTTCAACTGCTAATACATCCTTAGAGTCTGGATTGTGTATCAACTCTTTAAGAGGTTCACACTGTTCCAAGTCACCCACAGATCCTGCAGCTACAAACTGACCAGTATAAGTCATACCGGATTTCATGGCAGGTAGCAAGTACTCAAGTGTCTTACCCATGTGAGGAGCAATACCAGCTTCCTCATGGAAGAACAAAGTACAAGGTCCTCCTACTCCGTTTGTTGGATCTTTTTCAAGAACAAGTCCTATTAATACAGACTTTAAACCTACATCTCGCTTTCTACCACCCTGGTTAACTTCAATCTTTTGTTCCCAGTTTAATACTTTATCTGGGGTAGATGGTCTGTACCAAGCAGTATGTGTATTCAAGAAGTTACGATACTCTTCTAAGAAACGCCATGTACCTTTTTCTGCAACGTAGTCTTTAAGAGATCCTGCCATCTTATTAATAGCACCCTCTTCAAACCAGTATAGGTTAATCATTTTAGCAGCGTGGAAATATGAAGATGCAATCTGACGTTTCTTTAAGATTGCTGCATGCTTAAATGTTTGCTTTGCAAGTTCCTCATATAATGCCATGTGATACTGAGCATCACGTACATCAGGGAAGGTAAACTTACTAACCTCTTTATTATAAATTGGTAAGAAGTTTAACCACATATAGTAATCTCTAGTAAGATACCAATGGTTATCTCCATTTTTATAGATTACACCATTACGACATTTTTCTTTTTCTGTTTCCCAGTATCTTACAAAATCTTTACTCTTTGGTGGAAATGGACAGTAAAACTTATTCTTATTAAATATTCTAGCCTGTAAGTTAAACTCTACACTAGACTCATCAAAGTTATACTTACCAGGTTCCTTAAAAGACTCTCTCAGAAATTCTACAAGAAGTTCTCTAGTCTCAAACTCTGTATAAGACCACTCTTTTGAAACATAATCATATGTAGGTATCTTTCTATACATTAGTCTTCAATTTCTCCAAGTACAACTGTTATCTTTTTTTCTAAATCAGCTTGCCAAATAACCTGTTGTACAACAAAAGTTTTATTATTATAAACTACATGTTCATTCTTACGAGGAACATCACGTAAAAATACAATCTTAATAGAACTTGTTGGATTCAAATAGGTTAAGTGTACTTGAACACTTAATAGTTTATTCATGTTTACGTTGTTCATGTCAATTGATCATAACCTAGGTTTTGTCCTCCACGTGCTTGTCCTTTCTGCTCTTCCATCAAATCTTTATATGCACCTTTAAAACTCATACGTATTGCTTCAAACTTTGCAGCAGCATTTACTAAAGAGTTGATGTTTCCATCGCGTCCATGTTCAATAGGAGTTACCTCCATATACTTTGCAAGTCTATCAAGCATATGCTTCATACCTATGTACGCGCGATACGTAGGAGTTTCATATAACTTTTGACACATCTTTAATGCATCTAAGATTGGTTCATCTTCTGTAGAGAATCCCATAGAGTCAATACTGTTTAGTACCAGTTCTTCCTTTTCATTTTCTGGAACATCAAAAAATGGATTCATATCAGGGTTAGGACATGACATGTAGAACAAATACAAGAATATATTGTTATGCTCTTCAGGATATATCTCTATAATATTTTTTAAAAAACTTAACGTGTAACAATGTTCACTAGGAACAATTGCACCGTTATCTATATCAAATAATTTTACCATTATTTCTTCTTTTTAGATAAACTTACTGCATTCTCTTTATACCATGATAAAATAGCAATAACCTCATCTTTTAAATAAGGTAAATCAAACTGA